TCCAGATGCAATCACTGGTTGGAATACAGAATTCTTTGATATTCCTTTCCTTATCAATCGTGTAACTAAGGTTCTTGGTGAGGACAGAGCAAAAGAGTTTTCCCCTTGGGGTAATGTAACATCTCGTTCTGTTTACAGTCATGGTAGACCACAACAGGTCTACGATATTCAAGGTGTTGCAAACCTTGACTATCTACAACTCTATCAGAAGTTTACTTACACCAGACAAGAATCTTATCGACTTGACCATATTGCTTTCGTGGAGTTGGGTGAGAAGAAAAATGAAAACCCATATGACACTTTCAGAGATTGGTACACCAAAGACTATCAATCATTTGTTGACTACAACATTGTTGACGTTGAACTTGTTGACCGTCTGGAAGACAAGATGAAACTGTTGGAGTTGTTGTTCACGATGGCATATGAAGCAAAGGTGAATTATGAAGATGTATTTGGACAGGTGAAGTATTGGGATGTTCTGATTCACAACTATCTCAAGAACAAGAAAGTTGTAATTCCTCAAAAACCACATTCATCAAAATCAGACAAGTATGAAGGTGCATATGTCAAAGACCCACAAGTTGGTCAACACAAATGGGTTATGTCGTTTGACTTGAACTCACTGTATCCACACTTGATTATGCAATACAATATGTCACCAGAAACACTTGTCACTGGTAACTACATGGAACTTGATGTCGATACGATGTTGAAAGAAACACCGATTGATATTCCAGACAGATGTACTATCACACCAAACGGTGCTTTGTATCGCAAAGACAAGAAAGGTTTCCTTCCAGAGATGATGCAAGAGATTTACGATGACCGTACTGTTTTTAAGAAAAAGATGTTGCAAGCAAAACAGGACTTTGAAGATACCAAAGACCCCAAGTATCAAAAGTTCATCAGTCGTTATAATAACATCCAGATGGCAAGAAAGATTTCATTAAACTCTGCTTATGGTGCGATTGGTAATCAATACTTCAGATATTATGACCTTGCGATTGCAGAGGGTATTACTAAAGCTGGTCAGTTGTCCATTCGTTGGATTGAGAAAAAGATTAATCAGTATTTAAACAAGATACTCAAAACAGAAGGTAAAGACTTTGTTATTGCATCTGACACAGATTCTATCTACGTTACATTTGATGCTATTATTGATGCGGTCAAACCAAACAATCCTATCGACTTCCTTGATACGATTGCAAAAGAAAAGATTGAACCGTTTATCGACAAATCGTACAAAGAACTTGCAGACTATGTTTCTGCATATGACCAGAAGATGCAAATGAAACGTGAGGTGATTGCTGACAAAGGTATCTGGACTGCAAAGAAAAGATACATTCTCAATGCGTGGGATGTTGAGGGTGTTCGATACAAAGAACCATCTCTCAAGATTATGGGTATTGAAGCAGTCAAGTCAAGTACGCCTGCACCATGTCGTGAGAAGATTAAAGAAGCACTGAAGATTATCATGTCTAGTGATGAGAAAGAACTGAACACATTCATTCAAGACTTTCGTAGTGAGTTTGTGAATCTTCCAGTTGAAGAGATTGCATATCCACGTTCTGTCAATGGACTTGGTAAGTTTCGTGACAGTGCATCCATCTATCGCAAGGGCACGCCCATGCACATCAAAGGGAGTTTAATTTATAATCATCTAATAAGTGAAAGAAACTTAAATGCTAAATATCCTTATATTCAAGAAGGTGATAAAATTAAGTTCATTCAACTACGACAACCAAATCCTTTTGGTGCGAATGTTATTTCGTTCATGACAAAAGTTCCAAAAGAACTTGACATTCATCGTTATATAGACTATGATACACAATATGAGAAGGCGTTTGTTGAACCACTATCTTTTATCACTGACAACATTGGTTGGAGTATTGATAGGTCATATGGTACACAAACAACACTAGAGGAGTTTTTTGCATGAGATATTTTAGATACACATTAGATGATTTGAAACAGTCTTCCGATAGGAAACTGTTCAACTACATTTCATTTTTTGCAGGCGGTGGTGGTTCATCGGCAGGGTACAAACTTGCTGGTGGAGATTGTCGTTTTGTAAATGAGTTTCAACAAGTCGCAGTTGATACATACTTAGAGAACTGGCCTAATACACCACATATCTGTGGTGACATCAAAGATATAACTGGTCAACAGATTATGGAAATGACAGGACTGAAAAAAGGTGAACTTGATATTCTTGATGGGTCACCACCATGTCCACCATTCTCAATGTCTGGTACAAAACAAAAGGGTTGGGGTAAGGAAAAGACTGCCTATGGAATGAAACAAAAGAATATTGAAGACTTGACTTGGGAACAGATTCGTATTGCTGGTGAAATGATGCCAAAAGTAATTATCTGTGAGAACGTCAAAGGTCTTACAATGGAATATGCAAAAGAACACTTGCAAAGAATGGTGAATGACTTTGAGGCACTAGGTTACACAACCGTATTCAAAGTATTGAAAGGACAATATTATGGTGTTCCTCAAAAAAGAGAAAGGGTGTTTATCGTTTCGGTTAGAAATGATGTTATGGACAAAATCGGTCTTCCTTTTATGTGTTTGGAAAGTACAGTCTTCCCAGACCCAGAAGACCATGTATCCACCATTAGTGACGCAATCGCAGATATTCAACTCAACAATGAAAACCGTGTTGAAGCAGAAGAACTAAAAGAGGCGATGAAAAAAAGTGCTAAATATAAGTGGTTAAAGAGATTGCAGAAGAATCCAGACAGGGTTGTTTCTGTAGGTGACGATGTAGTTGCTCCTTGGTATGATAAGGTGATTGCACATAGAAGTAAAATGGGAAAGACAGTACCAGAAAAGAAAATGTCATTCTATCAATCAAGAAGAGTTCCTTGGAATCAAGCATCACACACGTTATCAGAACAAGGACTGCAAACAAGTCTCGCAGTTCACTTACACCCAGAAGAGGATAGAGTTTTTACGACTAAGGAATCTGCAAGAATTATGACACTACCAGATGACTACAAATTTACTGGCACACTCAATGAGAAACTTGCTAGAATTGGTTTGATGGTTGCACCATTACAGATGAAATGTCTTGCAGACAATATATACAACAATATCCTTAAACCGTATAAGGAGTTAGAACAATGAAAAAAATGACGGTCAAAAAGGACTTAGGACAAAAAGAAACTTATGACTTATGGAACGGTAAGTTTCTTGACGAAACAGCATATGATGAAGTAATCAAGGTTACAGATGAAGATGTTGGTGTTATGAAACCAATCAAATCTTTGGATGGTTCAGACGTTCCACTTGCATATGTAATTACAAATGCATTTCCAAAAGAAAGTAAAATTAGAGAAATTTTGACAACGATTGAAGACACCTCTACAATGAGAGCAAATTGTGCAGGCCCTATCGACAAAGATGAGATGGCTGCAAAAGGTTTAATTGAAGGTGAAGATTATAAACTACGAACACCTAATTCGTATTACGTCAAAACCAAAAGTGGTAAGTGGGGTATGATTGCATACTCAAACGAAATTCACTCTGTAATGATTGGACACAAACGTGGTAGATTTACAGGTGGTATTGATGTGTCTGGTTGGTGCAAAGATAACCCAGAGAAGTGGGAAGCATTACAAGAGATTTCTGTACACAACGAAACTGCATTCTCAAAAGCAAATGAAGATATTTACAAAAGTCAAAAATCATTTGCACACAACAACATCAAACCAGAACACAGAATTGGTGATGGTATCTTTACTACACTGAGTGCAAATCGTTATTCTGCATATCAGTCTGCAAAGATGGCTGCCCATGTGGATAGTGGTGATACTGATGCGGGCATGACAAGTATGTGTGTATTCAGAGAAGGTGATTACGAAGGTGCATATCTTACATTCCCTCGTTATGGTGTTGCTATTGATGCACCAGATAATTCTGTGATTATTGCAGATAGTCAAGAGGTACACGGTGTTACACCAATCTCTGGAAGTGGACAACGATTTAGTTGTGTTGCATACTGTGACCGTAGACTTGCAACAATTGGTGTTTATGGTAAACAAGAGAAATTGATTGGTAAGTATGCTGCAAAAGAATCTGGAAACCTAGAAAACTTTTTTGAATAAAAAGTGAAAAAAGGGGTTGACATTTGTTCTGATAACAGGTATAATATAATTAAACAATGAGGAGTGATTCGTGAGTTATCCATTTAAGTACAAAGAAGTCGAAAAGAACCTTGCTGAAGTAGGTGTTCTTCCCTATACATCGAAGGGTATGCGGTTTGTAAAGTTTATCTACATCAAGGTATCTGATGTAATTCATGACTTTAAGAACCCTGCTCGTGAGAATGCCATCCTTGAAGGTGATGTGACCAACATCGAAAATATCATCAAGTCTGGCAATTATCGTGGTTTTGCTTTTGTTCCCCCTGTCGTAAATGAGAAGGGTGTTTTGATTGCTGGTCACCATCGTCTTGAAGGACACATTGGTGAAGATGAAGAATATATGTGGGTTGCTCTGTGTGCGTTTGATGACGATAAGGCAGAGTTTGATTACAATGTTCTTGAAAACCAGATGGTCGATACTTTTGAAAAGAAGGTGTCCACAAACGGAGACTTGATTAATTCGACTTTGATTGGTTTGCAAAAGGGTCATATTGACCTTGGCGGACTTGAGGATTATGTCAAGGGATTGAAGAAGTCGCCTTCCGACAAGCGTATTATTCTTGAAGAAATCAAGAAGAAGATGGGTATCAAGATTGATGCTCACCGTCCTCTAAGTCGTGAAAAGATTGCAAGTGAGTATGCGATTGAAACTGGTGGTAATGAGGTAGTTGACCATCAGGCAAACATTGCCATTGGAGACAATATCTTCAACAATGCTCGTATTCTGACTACTCTCCTTCCCAAGATTGTAAACGGTGAGGATGTCAACGTAATCTACAAGACTAACGATACTGTAGATTTGGAACATCTCAATGAAGAACGTGAACGTCTTATCAAGGAAATGAGTCCAGAGTTCTTGTATTCGATTGTAAAACCTTTTGTTGATGCATACGAAAACGGTACTGCTGGTTCGGTTACTTTAAACTTTCCTAAGCAGTATGAATCAGATTCTTGGAAGATTGGAGTGGAGACTTCTTATGAATAAGTATTCCAAAGACTTGTTCTATGACATTATCGAAAATCATGGAATAACATCTAAACAAGGTAAGCGGTTTCTTACAAGTTGGAATGCAATAAAACAAAATCTCAACTGTCCTTTTTTTGGTAATCGTTGGGATGATTTGGAATCACGCCGTCCACTGACACGAGATTTTTATGAACATCTTTTAAATAAACCTTCTGGTTTTATGACCAAGGCTGCAAAGGATATTCTCAATGACCCACTCCTTGATAAAACTGAAAAGACAAAACTTACCACTGCTGACCACGTTTTATCTGGACAGACATATGGTGCTTTTGTAATTGCAAATTTTGAAGAGTTGTTTGAAGACAACTTTTCTGCTTACGTCAAGGAATGTTTGATTGCATCGCAGACTGTGATTTCTACGGTTGAAGAAAACAATCGTTGTAAGTCATTCACGGTAAATGATGAAACTACTGGTGGTACTCTGCGTTTGCGAGTTCCTACTGAAAAGCGTTATGAAGCAGCTGGAATTAAGAAGTTGTGGGATAACAACACTGGAAAGTATATCACTGGATTCCCTTTTGAATTGAGTGATGAATTTCTGGATTTCCAAAAGGAGTATCTTCTGATATGATTAATATAATTATACCTACGTTTCGTAGGTTACACAATGGCCCTGTAACATTCACCTCAATCCCAGAGAAGTACAGAGAACAAACTACACTTGTCGTTCAACCTCAAGAAGAGGAAGAAGCAAGAAAAGTGCATTCTAATATATGGGTTACAGATGGTGATAATATTGGTATCGCAAAAACTAGAGAACAGATATCTTATGAATGGGGAATCAAACGCCAATCTAGATTTTGGGTAATTGATGATGATAGTGATTTCTTTATGAATACCCCAAAGTCAGATTTTGAAACTACAGGTAAAGTTCAAAAATCACCTATTACAGAAGAAACATTTGGTCAGATGTTATCTGATATCAACGATGCAATTGATGCTGGATTCACTCATGGTGGAATAGGAACTACAATCAACAACCCTGTTGGTAAATATCCACACATTGATAATTCTAGGATTATAAGTAATGTATGGTATGATGGTGTTGCACTTAGCAAAGTGATACCTACAATAGATTGGTCACTAGACGGTGCAGAAGACTATCATGTAAACCTACAACTACTTACCAGAGGATATGCTAATCGTATCATTTACAAATATGTTGTCAACCCAGGCGTAAGTCAAGCAGATGGTGGTTGTTCTGAATACAGAGATATTGAGTTTCACAATAATGCGTGTAGAAAACTCGCATCTGCATTTCCAGAGTTCGTATCTTTGAAAGAGAAGGAAACCAAGTCTGGGCCGTGGAAAGGTATCACAAAACTAGGGATTAACGGTAAGTGGAAAAAAGCATATCAATCTTCACAAGTTAATTCTCTAGAAAGTTTTATGTCTTGACATTCAGTAATTTATTTGGTATGATACTACAAATTACTAAAGGAAAATATAATGACTGTCGATTTTAGAAAGTATACGGAATTCGTAGATGGGGTGACAAGTGATGCATCTAAGGATGCTGACTACTTCACTGAATCATGCGAAATTATTGAAGAACAGGGTGTGCAACCAGAAAGAATTCTTACTGCTGCAATTGGTATTTGTTCAGAAGGGGGTGAGTTTGCAGAGATTGTGAAGAAGGCCTTCTTTCAAGGCAAACCCTTTGATGAAGATGCCCAATATCATGCGAAACGTGAGTTGGGTGATATTATGTTTTATATTGCACAAGCGTGTATCGCACTAGATATTACTATGGATGATGTGATTGAAACAAACATTGAAAAGTTGGAGTCGAGATACCCAGACGGTTTTGATGCGTATCTCTCCGAAAATCGAAAGGACGGCGATATATAAACTATGGACTTTTTGAAAAACATTGCTAAGACAGCGGGCAACGAATACGCTGCACTTGTATCTGATGGTGTGGAAGCAGGAGATGTTGATAATTTTATTGATACCGGCTCATACATTTTCAATGCACTACTGAGTGGGTCAATCTATGGTGGATTGCCTGCAAACAAAATTACTGCTGTTGCTGGTGAATCTGCAACAGGTAAAACATTTTTTGTAATGGGAATGGTGAAGTCATTCTTGGATGCGAACCCAAATGCTGGTGTTCTATATTTCGAGAGTGAAAGTGCAATCACAAAACAAATGGTTATTGATAGAGGTATTGACCCAGAACGTATGGTCATCTTACCTGTAACAACTGTACAAGAGTTTAGAACACAATCGCTTCGTGTACTAGATGATTACTTACAACAGAACGAGGCAGACAGACAACCAATTATGTTATGTCTTGATTCACTTGGTATGTTATCAACTACTAAAGAAGTAGAGGATACTGCTGACGGTAAAGAAACCAGAGATATGACAAGAGCACAAGTTCTCAAGGCTGCATTTAGAGTGTTGACTTTGAAACTTGGTAAAGCAAAAGTACCAATGATTGTGACCAACCATACATATGACGTTGTGGGTTCTATGTTCCCAACAAAAGAAATGGGTGGTGGTTCTGGTCTGAAGTATGCCGCATCTTCAATTGTTTATCTTTCCAAGAAGAAAGAGAAAGATGGTACAGAGGTTGTCGGTAATATTATTCACTGTAAAAATCATAAGTCACGTTTGACTATCGAAAATAAGATGGTCGATGTGCGTCTGATGTATGAACGTGGATTAGATAGATACTACGGTCTACTTGAACTTGCTCTCAAAGCAGGTATCTTCAAGTCAATTTCCACTCGCATTGAACTGCCAGATGGTACAAAAACATTTGGTAAGACAATCAATAATGACCCAGAAAAGTTTTTTACTGAGGATGTGATGCGTCAACTTGACGAATTTGCTCAGAAAGAATTCAAGTATGGACAAAAACCAGTGGAAGTTGAAGAAGATGCAGTTCAAGAATCTGAATGAAAACTATATTCGTGTTTATGATGATGTGATTCCACAACTCATGTGTGACCACATGATTGAGGAGTTTGAAAAGAACGAAGACCAGTTTGATAAACAAACACTAAAGGGTCATCGTTCTTTTACTCAAATTACATTACAGCAGTATAAAAACTGGAAACCATATCAAGATAACTTGCAGTACGCTTTCAATAATTGTATCGACAGATACATGGAAGATTGTGATGTAACTAACAAGATGTTCCCAGAACAATATGCATATGAAATGTATCGCATGAAAAGATATGAACCAAATGGTGTTGATGAATTTCATGACCATGTAGACGTAGGAAACTATGCCTCTGCAAAACGGTTCTTGGTATTTTTTTTATACCTTAACGAACCAGAAGGTGGTGAGACAGAGTTTCCTCAAAGAGATATTTCTGTGACACCCAAAGCAGGACGGATGCTAATGTTTCCACCAATGTGGACACATCTTCATGCTGGAAGAAAAGTAACAGGTGACGAATCCAAATATATAATTGGCAGTTACCTTCATTATGTTTAGGAGAAATTATGGTAAAGGGTAAAGTAGTATCACTAGTAACACTTGCTGGTGAATATATCGGAAAGTTTATTGATGATGCAAATGGGAATGTTATTCTGGAAAATCCAAGAATGTTAGTAAACACCCCAGACGGTAAAGTTGGTTTTGCAAGGGGTATCTGTATGACAGGTACAGAAAATCCAAAACAAGGAATGTTTTATGCTGGTGGAGTTGTTATCGTAACAGAAACAAATCCAGAGTTTGCAGCCGCATACACAGAAGCGGTAACAGGTCTTGCAGTTCCAACAGGTAAGGTCATTATCTAATGAAAGACATGAGCGAATACTTTAAATACGTCACAAACAAAGATGAAAAGTGGACAGGTATTGGACTGACTGAGAAGGCAGGAAAGTATCAAGGTGTTGTGTATCGCTATGGTAAAATAACAGTAGATGAAGATAAAGAAAAAGATTTTGCCACTTTACATTTTGAGTGGGATATGTTAGATTCTAATGACTTACCAAAAGACTTTTTTGGTGATGATTTTTTTGAACTTGCTGGAGATATTCTTCAGTATATTATTATGGAACAACTAGACGAGGGCAGTTTACAATATGTCAATGCAGACGATAGAGAGAACTACACTAACTAATCTGATTTGGGATGAGGATTACGCAAGAAAAGTAATTCCATTTATCAAACCAGAATATTATGCAGATAAGAATGAACGTGTAATCTTTGAAGAGATTACGAAGTTCACTGAAAAGTACAATGCAATTCCTACACAGGAAGCTCTCACTATCGAACTCGACAATCGAAAGGATGTCAATGATGATGAGTATAAAAAGATTGTGGATATTATTAGTTCACTTCAAAAAACAGATGTTGACACTCAATGGTTACTCGACACCACAGAAAAGTTCTGTAAGGACAAAGCCATCTACAATGCGGTTGTTGAAGGAATAGGAATTATTGATGGAAAGGATAAGGAGAGAACA